TAGTTGTTGGAGCGCTTGTTGCAAAGACAGTGGCCGTGTCAAACACTGTGGTTGTAGAGAATACAGAGGTAGTTGCAAGTGAAGTATTGAAAGAGAGTGTAGTATTTTTAGAAGTATCTCTTGCTGTTATTTGACCAGTGTCTCTAGCCGTATCAAATGTAGTAGTTGTGTCAAATGCAGTAGTTCTTTCAAACACAGTAGTTGTGTTAAAGCTTGAGGTTGTTACTCTACTTGTTGCCGTTACTATGGAGGTTGCAAATATTGTTGTGGTACCAAATGCAGTAGTTGTAACTCTACTTGTTGCCGTTACTGCAGATGTTGCGGTCAAGAAAGTTGTTAGAGTACTTCTGGATGTTGATCTGGATGCAGCTGCACTTGTTGATCTTACAGTGCTTGAGAAGGTTGGTATTGTCCAAATAAATTGAACGCGACCATCTGCACCGTTACCACCAGCGCCATCATCGTCACCACCACCACCACCACCGCCACCTGGTGCTGTACCATTTGCTCCACCTGCTGCGTTCACACCACCAGCACCGCCAGCGCCACCGCTTGGAGCCGAACCACCAGTGCCACCAATGTTTAGACCAGGATAACCACCAGGATTGCCATCGGTGTTAGTATCACCACCTGAACCACCGCCAGCTAAGCCACCGTTACCACCAGTTATACCAGGTAAAAAGTTATCGTAATATGCACACTGACCGCCGCCGCCAGCACCCGCCTCAATATTAACCCCAGTACCAGTTACAGTAGACTGTCCGCCACCATCACCATATTGGAAGGCATCATCATCATTTGGTGGAGGAGGATTTTGAAAACCTGTACCACCATTACCAACTGAGTAGTTAAATGATGTTGATCCACCAGTGACAGAAACAGTCTTAACCACATAAGCACCAGATCCACCACCACCGCCGCCAAGCGACACGGCACCTTCAGCGTGACCTGCACCACCGCCGCCACCAGCACCCCAAACTCTAATTTCTACAGAAGTAGCACCAGATGGAGCAGTAACAGAGCCTGAGCCTGAATTATATGTGTCTGTTTGTGTTGTAGTTCCTGATTGTGTATCGTATGTGGTGTTAAATGAAGAGTCATAAGCAGTAATAAATGTTGTTGTAGTATTTCTTGATGTAACTGTATCAAATGCGGTTGTGGTACCAAATTCAGTAGTTGTGCCTCTACTTGTGCCAGTAACTAAGCTTGTATCAAAAATAGACGTAGTACCAAATACAGTAGTTGTAGCTACACTTGTGCCAGTGGCTCTACTTGTAGCAGTTTGTTTGCTTGTTGATGTTAATTTGCTAGTTAAGAATGTTGTAGTAAATGTTGTTGTGTAGGTTGTTGAAAATGTTGTACCAGCTATAGCTGTAGTAATATACACTGTTGTTGTTGCAAGAGATGTAGTTGTGGCTTTACTTGTGGCAGTATTTTTAGATGTGTCAAATATTGTTGTTGTACCAAAATTTGTAAGAAATGTAGTATTGAAAGTTGTTGTTGTATTGAAGGCAGTAGTTGTTGATTTGCTGGTATCATAACCAGTATCAAATGTTGTATTAAATGTTGTAGTTGTATTAAATACGGAGCTTGTTGTTTTAGATGTTGTTGTAGCCTTTGTAGTACCATATGCTGTATTGAACACTGTATCAAAGACAGTTGATGTTAGCTTGGTAGTGTTAAACACTGTAACATAAGCCGACACTGTGTTCTTAGCAGTATTGATTGTTGTATCAAATACTGTTGCAAATGTTGTAGATGTGTTTTTAGACGTTCCTACCAACGTATTAAATAATGTGTCAAACGTAGTTGTTGTGTTGAATACAGACGATGTTACAACAGATGTAGATGTACTCTTCAATACAGAAGTATCAGTAGATTTGCTTGTTCCAGTATTTTTAGATGTTGCAAATGTTGTAGCAAATAGAGTATTGAATAGCGTTGTTGTATTAAATGTTGTTACAATTGTTGTATCAAACGTTGTTGTTGTTGCTGGAGTGGAACTTTTGGTTGTTGCAACAAGTGTATTGTAATTGGTTACTCTAGATGTTTCTGTTGCTTTATTTGTATCAAATAGTGTTGATGTTGTCTTAGATGTTACAGATACTGTTGTTTTATTTGTTGCAAATATTGTTGATGTATCAAATACTGATTCATAAGCTGTAACAAATTGCGTTGTTGTGTTTTTACTTGTTCCAAACGTTGTATTGAATAATGTAAAATATGAAGTGGTTGTATTAAATACAGAACTTGTTTGGTAGGTAGTTACTCTATTTGTAGAAATTGCTGTATTGAACAGCGTTAACGTTGACTTGCTTGTTGCTGTAGCAAATGTGGATGTTTTTAGAGTTGATGTGGAATAAGATGTGAGTAGATCTGTTTGTCTAATTTGTTGAATATTGAAACTTGTTTCAATTGCACCTCTTGCAACTTCCTTTCTAATAGAAACATAATCTGTTGCCAATGGTGCCGTAGCAAAAACAACATTGTTATTTGAAATAGTATAATCGACACCTAGTGTCTGTAATATACCATTTTTTTTAACAGTTACTATACTCATGAACCACCAGGTATGGCAAACGTGCTTGTGTTCCCATCGCCAAGATATGTTGATGACACAACATCTGGCGTGGTTATTGATATCTCACTACTTACTAAGACACGTCCAAACTTTTCAACACCAGCTGGATGCCAAAGTTTCTTTAGTAGATCACTGTATTTATTGAACACAATAGAGGATCTAACCTCATACGAATAGTCTTGATAGAAATAACTATCTGTAATATATTTGTCTGAGCTCAAGAACCCTCTGGTTGAAAGAAACTTGCCTCTTCCTTGGCCTTGCTTAACGAGTAGCGCTGTACCTGATGATACAAGAGAAGAGTTTGCTAGCGACACTAAAGATACTTCCTCTCGCTGCTCATATCCAAACCCTGAATCAACAACCTTAACAGAACCTAAAGCATCTACTCCAAACCCAGCATCGCCTGTAATGATTGCATTGTTGCCTAAAATGCCACTACCCCCTGCCCCTCTGCCAGCTGGTGATTCTGTGTCTAGTAGCTTCATTCCACTAATAACAGCATCGACGGCCTGCACTTGTAAGTTTGTTGTATAGTCCTGGCCAGGATTGATAGTGAAAATCTTATCTATTGTACCAACTTCATAATTTTGAAATCCTAATGCATCCCTCAAAATAGTATCAAACCCAGCAGACACATTAGATGAGAGACCATATCCATTTGCCGTTGGGTGCGATAGAGTGCCAATTATTGTGTTACCAACTGAGTTGGATGTACCAATAAATGTTGTAGTGTTGCCAATTGCATTAATTTTTACAGCTGATGACCAAAGATTACGGACATCTTTAATTGACCCTATTCTTAAGCTTGCCTCATCACCACCGCCAGCAATAACAGTTGACAAAGAGGCGCTTGTCCCTGATGTTGTACCGCCAGTGGAGTTTGCAATGGTTATTACAGATGTTGTGCTAGTTGTTAAGAATCCATTACCACCATTTGTTATTACAACACTTACTATTGAACCTGTTGCATTGGTTACAAGATTGGCTGAACCGTTGGATGAGCCGTTTGAAAATATTAAGTAGTCTGTGTTGGAGTATCCAGTACCACCAGATGCAATAACAACACTTGTAACAGGACCAAATATTGAAAATATTGTATTGTTAACAGTGTAGCCAGAGCCACCATCCAGAAGTGCAAATGATACTGTACCATCTAATTCCTTCAAAGATGTTACGACAACTTTACCACCTTTACCATTTCCCTGCACTTCTAGTTCATCACCAATTGAATATCCAAAAGGTGTACTTCTGTTGCTTACATCAACTTCCGAAAGTGAACCAATAATTTTTGGTGAGTTGATTGGCGTTATTACAGGAGATGTGCCAGCTGGTAGTTTAGACTCATCTATTAATATAGTCTCATCATGTCTAAACGTTCCTCTTACATCCGTGAGATAAAGTATGTGGATATTTTTGTTGTTGACATACTTTGTTCTAAAGTTCTCAACATATGCACTAGCACCAGAAATACGGCCCTTTATAAACTCACCAACAAATAAAGAATTGTATGGCTTATATGAAACTTCTATGTAGTTATCCTGATTCCACTGACCATCGGATGGTCTCAGTAGATCATCGCCTGGCTTATACACACTAATTGTATCGCCAAATAATAATTGGAATAATAACTTTAGGCCTCTTTCTGTGCCCTTAGACCCATAGATTTCTTTAATGTGTTTTTGGAGTAATCTCTTATCACCAGATATATCTTCTGGGATTGGAAACATATATTTTTTCTTAAAGTTATTAACAAACAAATCTAATGTTTTGTCAATATCTCTATATTCTAACAATCTTCTTGAATCGTATATAACCTGGTCTTGTGATTCAAGCCACTCAAAATATGCCTTAACAAACGCAATGAAAAGAGGACCCTCTTCCTTGAAGATAGAGGGAAACTGTTCGGCAATAAATGGTGATACAAACTTTTCTAGTTCTTTCATTACTCTCTAATACCACTTGCCGTAACAGCCAAGTATTCAGGATCTATTTGTAGAATTTTATTTGTCTTTGTTTCAAGGTCAAATTTCTTTGTTCTACCAAATATGTTAATATAATCTACGATCCCCTCGTACACCAACTCAGTGATTGATATCTCACCTGTAGTATAATTAACTGTACCAACTCTATCCTTTAGCAGTTGCACAACGCCGCTAACATTAGATACAACCATCAAATTGCCCTGGCCATCATCTTTTATTTTTGCAATGTAATCAACATCATTGAGATTGAATGTGAATAACGATGTTTCAATAGTTGATGGGACATCTTCGTATATTCTACGAGCTGTGGATAGATCTTGCTTCAATTGATTTTCAAATGAGAACGAGATTCTAAATGGGACGCCAACATCAACTTCTACTCGTTTAACAATTCTTAGTTCTGTGTTATTGCTAATGATAGCAGTTTCGGAATCATCAATTGCCTTAATTAGTTTAGAATATCTTAGATCAGATCCAAACTTTTGAAGATTTGTACTACCAAATGAAATGATTGTATCTTCCACAAGAGCTTCAACATCTCTTGCAGATCTAGATGTTAGGTTGATATTATAGAGAACATTGGTTACAATTTCTGCAAAGAAATATTCAGCATCCACCACAACTGGGTCAATGGATATTGATGATCTTTCTTTGAGGAAATTGTAGATCTGAGTTTTAATAGGAGTTGCTAACTTTGTTCCGCCAATAGGCTTGGCTGCAACAATTACCTTACCATATTGTCTTGGTTCGGCTTCTTCACCACCAAACGCAGTTACAACCTCAAGTGAAGCAAACGCTTGTTTTGTAAGCGCAATATAGTCTTCTACTGTTACTGCTCTATTTTGAGTTGGAAAGAACCTTGGCGCATTAAATTTTATTTCTTCGTCTGTCTCATGCTCGGCACCACCGGCTGCATTGGACACAACAGCAACAGCAATGTTTGTATAGCCATCAACAGGATTTGGCGCTGTAAATGTGTCAACACCATTTGCATCTAAACCATTTGTTTCACGGTAATTTATTGTAACTACATTACCATCTACTAACGATTTACCAATATCTCCATTACCAAATACAACTTCAAACAAATGGTCCTCGGCACCTTGAATGAAGAAGATTTCATCTGCATTATCAAGACCAAATAAGAATGTTTCTTTATTGTACTTTGTTTCTGTAGTTGCTGTGTTTGATTCTTTAACGGTAACACTAATTGACGAGACATCAACATTGGCTGATTGAAGAAGGTATCGTGCCGTGTTGTTAGCAATGAATACTTCCTTTACAATGTTCCCCTCATACACTGCAACGTTTGCTGCTTTATAGATTCCATTGTTTGCTCTAATAACAAGTGTTTCATCAGTTGTGAAAAAATATGTGGTGTTATCAAGTGATCTAGCATTGATTTCGTAGTATTTTGGAATTGTAATTGTATCAGGAGCATTGTTTGGTGTAATTGTTATATCAACATATGCAACTGGCGATGTTCTAGAGCGGGGTGTGTAGTTTAATTCCTTGGCATGTGATACAATTGACTCTCTCAACAAAGATGTATCAAGAAACATCTCACTACCAACCATGTTGAGATACACACCATTCATGTATGTGTTATATGCAAGGACATCAAGCAAAACAGAGATATTTGACCCCTCAAAATTGTAATCTTTAAAGACATCTTGCTGGGATAGGAACGTCCTTAGGCTTGACTTATATGAGTTGAAGTCCAGTTCTGATGTTGTTAGGAAGCCATTGGCCATATTATCTAATCCTTTCTAATAAGAAGTCTAGCGTTTGGGTTTGTTCAGAAGTGTCCATTCTAAATCTAATTGTTACATTCAAGGCATTAAAATCATGATTACTTTGGACTATTACATCCTCTAGTATAGCTCTTGGTTCGTAGTTTTCAATAACTTCTGTTATATAGTCCTGCAAAATTGTTTCTGTAAATGCGGTCATTGGTTCAAATAGAAGCGCTCTTACATTACCGCCTATATCCGGATCCAATAGCCTTTCGTATTTGTTAGTTAGAACTAGTGTTCTAATCGATCTTTTTACACTATCAACATCTGTAATTCTAACAAGGTCTTGGTTGAATGGACTTATGCCAAGAGCAATACTAATATCTGAGTGCCGCGCACTTTTTTTGATAAATGCAGCTGTAGTTTTAGTATAGTTTGACATTAGAATCCTCTCTAAGGTTATTTATATTAACCATTAGCAAAGACATCAGATGAACCCTTTGTGATAACATTGGCCTCATCCGTCCCTGTTCCATACTCATCGCCAACTCTTCCTATCTGTTTGTTTCCAATGTAGACATCAGGGGAAACCTTATCTAGTAGAGACTCATCTGGTGTGCATCCTTTTTTATTATGGGCGGCAATTTTGTTACCCTTAACAGGAATCAGTTTGCTATTTGCAAACACCGAATGGGAATTCACCGCATCAACTTTTGTTTTAACCGGACTCACACACCTATTTCCAATTCCTGTTGGCGATTGTACTTCATCATCCTTTCTTGCTACTGCTGTCATCCTAGTCGCTGTCCTGGCTTCAAGTCCACAAATTTGCCTCTGGTGTGAACCCTTGGAACACTCCAGGTGGCAATAGGGAGGCTATGTTTTACGCCTGGTTGGTAACCAATATGGACCCAACCTGGTCCACCGCCACTCAAATTGTACTCAAGAAAAAACTGCTTAGAAATTTTACCAACAATTGGATATATCTTTAATGCAGCTTCATAGGCTGACATGCCAATTACGTTGAAATCTACTGCTCGGCCATAATTGTGGTCTGATTTGTTATTTGTACCACCACCAGTTAGTTTAACACTTGGTGTTCTAAATCCTGATGTTATTGATACACGTATACCTGCAGCAACTATTGGCTCCATAATATTCTCAGCTAGTTTTACAATATTGCAAAGAATGTCAGCCACAGAGGCCTCGTTGAAGGCTTGCAATTTTCTTGTACCATTTTGAGTAAAGTCGGCAAGAGTGAAATTTTTTGATACTCTGACTTTTTTGTAATCATCAAGAAGAATAATTGATCCACACTTGACTTCCTTATCGGTGCCGCCCGCAGGAGGTATTGCTGAATCACCAACTGGTGGCGTGCCAGGTTGCCCAGGTAGTGGTGTATCAGCAACAGGAGGTAATCCATTTGCAATAAGAACACTGTTGTAATTTTCAATTGGTTTTTCAAAGTCATCATCAAACGCAAGTATTTCAAATACTGTTGGTGCTCCAGACTCTTGTTTTACAATTGTTTCTGGGGAAAGAATGGAACCAAGTGGTTTAGCAGTTGGCTTATTGAAATGCACTTGACTGCCTTGCAACTCAACATTACCACCTGAATAAATGATTGCAGTGTCGCCAGAGTCAATGTTTGTTGTGCCGGCAACTGCAACATCAAAGTTGCCTCCAATATCCATTCTCAAGTTACCACCAACTCTCCATGTAGCATCACCGCCAGTTGAAATGTTTGTGTTAGCACCAGCCACAATATTGACAGCACCAACAACGGACATATTCATATTGCCACCCGCATATAAATTTTCGTTATTGAAAACTACATGATAGCGATCGTTAGCACCTCTATGAACTATTGAACCATTTGGGTGGAATTCTATAAATGAACCTTTCCTATGGAAAATTTGAATTCGTTCTGCTTGTGGTGTATCATCAAGCTCAAAAACATGCCCTCCATCTGTTTCCATAACGTGGTTGAAAGGATACCTTGCATCAAATTCAGAAATAGGTTCGGCAAACTTTGTACCATCCGCAACAGGAACACCAGAGGTAGCAGATGATCTTGAAAATGCGATGGCATTTCTATCTACTGTTCCAACCTCACCTCTTGCATGTCTTGGGTTTGTTCCCTCACCAGGAAATCTTGGATGAATACCTGATGGGTCATAGAATCCCTCATTTGGATTTGCTTGCTCTTGAGGAATACCTACAAGCGAACCAATCACAACTGGCTGCTGTGCCATATTGCCATCTATGAAGAACCCAATAACCCAGTCGCCTTGATTGACCATTGGAGCTGACATTTGGGCAGTAGAGGAGAGGAATGGAGCCCACGGCAAATTGCCTGTTGGTAATAGAGTTTTATCCTTTGGGTGGAACCCTATACAGCGCACCCTCACTCTATTGATAAGCTGTGGGTCGTTCACATCCTCCACAACACCCATAAACCAAACCATTGAACTAAATTGCGATTCGCCATCTGATACTTTTGACATATTATTCTCTTGGTTTCACAAAATGGGAGTTAATATCTTTTCTATAGTCAGTAATACTTCTTTCATAGCCATCCTTAAATAAATCACATATTGTAATGTAATTCTCAAGATCAGTAACAGAGTTTACAACACTACCTACAACAAACCTACCACTTAATACAATGTCAACCTCTTTTGTGCTTTCTGCAGAAGGCTGGTTAACATCAAGTTCTATAGTATCACCAGGTTTCAGTTTTGGATTACCGTGAACTTTAATTGTAACAACAGTTTGATTCATTAAAATTTTCTGGGCTTGTGAAGGCCCTCTGGTTATTGCAAAGAAATCTTCTACTTGGTCATACGATTGGTTGTTGCATCTGACATAAAGGTTTGGGTCTTCGTCACCTTGCACATCATCACCAATTAAATTATTTAATTCTTCTTCATCAATTAATAAATTTGGGCCCATGACCAAAACATCTTTTGATTGTTGTCTGATATCAAATACTGTCTCATCAACCTTTCTTGAAATAAAGTTGAAAGAAATAGTTTTGTTTTTTAATGCACCCTTTTTTAAATTCTCTCGTTGATCATATGAAATGTGGTGCTGCAAGTCATTTATTCTGTAATAATCTTTATCGGGGCCTTCTTGGCTTTTGTTTTTATCAACAATTTTTGTATAAGGAAAATTTTTGCCTGATGTAACAATTGATCCTAGTGGCTTGAAAAATAGACCATCTCTTGTTTCATAAAATGCAAATCCAGCCTCTTTTGGGTCTTCCTTTGATATTGATTGTTTACCAAGACACTCTATGGCCTCAAATGGCGATACTGATGAAGCAATATAGTTTATACTACCATAACTTTCTACAAAGTTACCAGTATCAAAATCCTCTGGTGTTGCTTTAAGATAGTTAACTGCTATATCTTGAACAATTGATGTTGCCGGGCCAAAGTAACCTTTTTTTACTTTATTTTTTTGAGCCTCAAACCCTGTCTTTGACACAGCTCTAAATGTATATCTTGCCGCCTTTTCACCATCGCTCCTATCCTCACCACCTAGCTGTTCAATATAAAAATCCTTAGATATTTTTTCGTCTGCTGCATCACTCGGGTCTTTAAAAAGATCAATTGATAATATATCACCAGCCTGTATACCCACTCGTTGAATTAGCCCACCGCCATCTACTATCAGCCCTTCTATATACATAAATTTAGAAAATAGTGATTCGTATATTCTAAAGTGTCTTACATACGAGACAAATTCAAGCTCTGTGGATGATTTGTTTGTTTTTTTCTTCAGTATAATATTATAGCCAAACTGATCTATTTCACCCTTTTTCTGCAAAACTGTCATTATACATTAACCTGCTTTAGTAATCTTTCTAGCTCAGTGCTGACATTCAATGCTCTTTCTCTACCTAGTAATCTAATTTTTCTTTTCTGCTCATTAATAATAAGCTCATAGTTATAATTATCTACTGGCTGCCATCCCGCCCTTTCACTTGCAGTTATGTTATTAAACGTTGTGCTCGTCATGTAGTAGGAATAATTGGGATTTGTATAGAATAATGAATTGTTAATATTCTGGGCTTGCTCTATACTGCCATACTTTTTAATAATGTAATTATCAAATTGTGTTTGGTCAAGTGGCCAATCATAATATGGATCAACTATATCATTTGCAGCTATAATTAACCACACATAATCAATTGAGCCATAATAATCAAAAGCAACTTCTGTAATTGATTGTCCTTCTCTTACAGTGAAGGGGTAATAGCTATCAGATATGTCAAGTAGGTTTTTTGCAAACCTTGCCTTCAATATAATGTTTCTTACCTTTGTTTCGCCATACTGAACAATAGGAAAGTTCTTAAAGTATTTGTCAGCCATTAGGTGGATCCTTTATATTGGGCAACTGGATTTCTAACATTCCCTCTTGTTAATGGGTTGCCTTGTCGTTCATTTTGTGGGATTATATCAACTGTTGTAGAATCACCAGCAGCTATTATACCATCTTTAGGTTTGAATGCTTCTTTATCAAGTGCCTCAATTTCACTCAACTGCAGCTGTAGCTCAACCGCCTGGGGAGCACCAACTAATGGCCCATCACCATTTTTGAAAAATGCTGGTGCATTAGATGGCGCATAGTTAACTGTAACACCCTCTATCACACACCGACCAAATCCATACAAAGCGTTTGTTCCAAAATATTCTACTTGCACCTGCTTTGGCATTGAAAGAAAATTACCTGAGTTACCTGGTAAAGAATTAAATTTGAACTCATTAACAATATTTTGAATAGCAAGAGAGTCCTCTGGCGTCTCAGGCACAAGTCTAAAATTTAAGTTGTGTTTTCTTAATTGAACTTGTTTAAATACAGCAGTCTGAAAAGGATTTGGAACATTACCAGCTGCTAAACTTAAAGCACCGCCAACACTCCCTGATATATTTGCAAGGGTTCTTGCTAAAAATGTTGCATCACCTGGAAGCCGTCCCCCTAATGCCTCCATTGCCGCTCCTACCCCGCCTTCAGCCGCCGCTCCACTTACAGCCTCACCAGTCTTAATGCCAGCTGCAACAGCAGCAAGGTCCACTGTATCATATCCAATATTCAATGAATCCTGGATGTTTTCTGGTAGTGGTAGAGCAATGTGAGCATCTGTTAAATTTCTTGTTTGGACACTAAGACTTCCACTACCCCCACCACCAAAGTTTGTTTCAAATGCAACAAACTTAAACACCATCCCCATATTCAATTTGTCACCACTTGCCGGAAATGTAAGTTGAGCAAGCAGTCTTCTTGAGCTTCTTTGAGCGTCTCTTAATACAGTGCTTGGGGAATTGTCTCGTATTGCCATATAAATACCTATATGAAGAGTCTAAAAGGTCGCTATAGAGTCAAAAATCCACAAAAATACAAAGGTGACTCCACCAATGTTATTTATCGTTCATCTCTAGAGCTCAAATTGATGAATTATTTAGATGCCCACCCAGATGTGATTGAGTGGTCAAGTGAGGAGTTTTTTGTTCCATATAGATCACCCCTTGACAACAAGATACACCGCTACTTTCCTGACTTTAGTGTGAAGAGGCGGGATAGGGATGGCAATATAGACAAAATAGTGATTGAAATAAAACCATCAACCCAGACGCGGCCTCCTGAGAGAAAATCTAGAGTGACACCTAGGTATATAACAGAGGTTAAAAACTGGGGAATAAATAATGCTAAGTGGGAAGCATGTAAAAGCTTTTGCGATAGTAGACAGTGGAAATTTCAAATACTAACTGAAAAAGAAATCAATGGTTACAAATATTAATCCTGTATATCAAAAGATAGTTGATGAGGCTGCAAGTCAAAATATCATCCTCGACAACTCTCGAGAGTCACTTGAGTGGCTAAGGAAAAAGTATACGTCACTAAAACCATCAACATTTACAGAAGCAAAATTCTTAAAAGACCAGGACCGCCGCAGAAGGAATCCACTTGTTGGGCGGTTGTATATGTTTTTATATAACCCAAAGACAAAAGCCCAACTACCATATTACGATAGATTCCCACTTGTATTCCCATACAAGAAAGTTCCTGGTGGTTTTTATGGCCTCAATTTGCACTACCTGCCACCTAAATTTAGAGCTCTACTAATGGATAGCTTATTTGAAACATTATCCAACACAAGACTAGATGAGTCAACAAAGCTAAGGATTAGCTACAAAATTTTAGATAGTTCTTCTAAATATAGATGGTTCAAACCATGTGTTAAGCATTATTTGACAAACCATCTCCAGTCAACATTTATATATGTTGAGCCATCGGAGTGGAACTTGGCATTGTTTGTACCATCAGAACAGTTTAGAAAGGATAGTAAAGCAAACGTGTGGCAAGATTCAATTAAGGCTGTAAATTAATGGCATTCAGTATAGAAGAATTCAAGTCAGGCACCCAGCATGGGTTTTTAAAGCCATCAAATTTTTTGGTTTACATACAGCCACCTCAATGCATACTTAGAGTAAAAGACAATGAGGCAATAGATATTCCTAATCTTATATACCTTACAGCTGCAGCAAGCTTACCAGGAATACAGATACTTACAACAGAAAACAAGATATATGGGCAAGGCCCAACAGTAAAGATGCCATATGATATTGGCGTTACAGATATGACTTTAAAGTTTTACGTTGATGCTGGTTCTAAATCAATGGTATATTTCTATAACTGGATAAGAAATGTTGTTAATCTAAGCCATAAACAAGATGAGGCACGCCAAGGAGCTTTTAGTAATCAAGTATCTTACAGAAAAGATTATGAGACAACAATTGATATCCTGCTGTATGGCAATAGAATGAGAGGTAATGATACAGATGAATTTGAGGGGTCAACAACAATGTTTACTTTATATGATGCTTACCCTGTTTCCATTACTGAACCACAGCTTGACTGGCAAGGTGGCAATGAAATTATGACATTCAGTGTTGTGTTTACATACCGCTCATTTGAACAAGCTGTGTTCCCTCTTCAAGACCCAGTTGTTGGTAGTAGAGAGGTTGTGGAGCCGGCACCTGTTGATTTGTCAGAATTCAAATACCGCAAGCTAGGCGTCGCCGGGCCAGATGGTGCCCAACAAGACAACTCTGGTGAATCAACAACAGAAAATCCTTCATTGCTTGATAGAATCAATAAAAAAGCAACAAATATAAGAGACGCTTCTTTCAAGATTAGAACAGAAGCTGTGTCACAATTGCAGAAAGCTGAAGCGGCAATTGCAAAAAGCAGACTTCTAACAACGGCCGGCAATATTGTGGGAACAGTTAATGATGTGAAGAAAACAATAGGTGTGTTGAAAAACTTAAACAACACTTTGAAGCAAGATCTTAAACAACAACTTAAAACCACACTGGGTGGTACAAGTTTGAAAAATCTAACTAAATTTTAATTACTGAGGTGAAATATTATGCCATTACCAAAAATTAACCAACCAATTCATCAATTAACCTTACCATCAAATGGAAAGGTTGTTCACTTTAGACCATTCACCGTAAGAGAAGAAAAGCTTTTACTAATGGCACAAGAGTCAGGTGAACAAAAGGATATTATCAACACATATAAGCAACTAATTACTAATTGCTGTATAGATCCAGTTGATGTAGATAAACTAGCATCGTTTGATATTGAATATTTCTTCATATCACTAAGAGCTAAATCTGTTTCTAATATTGCCAAAGTATTAATTAGGGACGAAGATGACAAGGAACAATATGAGGTTGAAGTCAACCTTGATAAGGTGGAAGTAGTTAAGAAGCCAAACGTCAGCAACAATATTAGCTTGACCGGTACAATTGGCGTAATACTCCAATACCCAACATTTGAATCTATTATTGCACAGGGTAGCGATAAAGTTGACACGTTAACAATTTTGAGAAACTGCATAACACAGATATATGATGGTGAAGAAGTGTTTGATGTTGCCAACTATACTACCAAAGAGCTGGACGAGTTTGTGTTATCACTTAACACGCATCAAATGGAAAAGATCAGAGAATTTTTTGAGTCTATACCAAAAATTGTTGCCAAAGTTAAGTATATTACAAAGGCAGGCGTGGTGAAGGAAATGACAATTGAGGGCATCAACAATTTTTTCTAGTATTGGCTGGGTATAACAACTTAGCCAATTATTATCAAACAGTTTTTGCATTATGCCAACACCATAAATATTCTATTAGTGACGTAGAAGAACTTTTGCCATTTGAGCGCGACATTTATGTTGCACTATTGATTGATTATCTTGAGAAAGAAAAAGAACGATTAAGAAAGCAAGGGATCAAGGATATCTAACTAATGGCAAGACGGTCTTTACCAAACCCAAGCAGGGAACAAAACCAAGCGGTGGTTGCTGCTAAGGTTACAATTATAAATCAGCCAATAGAGGTGAAACTCTTTGGAACTCAAGGCGATGCACTTGAGCGTCTTGTTGTTCTTTTCACAAATGTATCTGACAATCTATACAACATAGCTGGGATCATGGGAGCTCAGCTAACGTCACTAAAAGAGACAGAAGATGCGTTAAAGGATTCAATGGCGGCCGCCAAGGATGCTGAAAATCAACAACTAGAAGCAAGAAGAGAAGAAAAAAAGTCAACTGGGAAAGAAAAAGAATCAAAAAATCCTTTCCAAAAATTAATAGACTTTTTTGAAGGTTTAATTAATATATTAATACCATTCATTGTTGGTTTCTTTATTGGCTTGAAAAAAGAGTTTGGATTGATAGCAGCTCTTGTCCTTGTATTCAGGAAACAGATTTTTTCTGTATTAAAGTTGATCCCTGGTATTGTAAAGGGCGCAGCCGAGGGGATAGGAAAACTATTCAACTCTACCAAAAATATATTTGCAAATGTTGTTACGAGGGTAGGATCAGTTAGTGGATCAATTGCAACTCAATTTAGTAAAGCAGTTGGCTCTATCAAAAACACCTTTAGAGCCCTCCTTGTAATAAATTCTAACTTGATTGGGAAGATAGTTGATTTTTTCACTCGCATTAAAAATCTCTTCACATCAAACAAACTAATAGCTACCATAAGTGGTGCATTCAATAAAATGTTCTCAATTGCAAGCGATGTTGGCAAAACAATTACCAATGTTGGCGTTAGGTTAAAGTCAGTAGCAAAGATGATTGCTACACCGTTTCAAATTTTATCTAATGCGGTGTCAAAGCTTGGGGACCTTTTCAAGGGCCCTGTTCTCAAAGCCATTGACTTAGTCTCAAAAGCATTTGATACAGTTAAGGGCCTTTTTAAACCTCTTGCAAGTGTATTCAAAGCGGGTGCAAGCTTTGGAAGAATCCTAGGACCAATAGGTGTAGCGATAGGTGCCGTGATGGCAGTATTCAAAGGCGTCAGGCAAGCCTTTGCTGGTTTTGAAAAAGAAGGGATCTTTGGAGCAATCAAGGGTTTTGCAGCCGGCATAGTTAGTAGTGTCGTTGGGTTCTTGGGCGATATAGGTTCGTTTATAATTGGTAAGTTACTATCACTTCTTGGTTTTGAAGAGCTTGGTGAAAGAATAGCGTCGCTTGACTTTACGGAAATGTTGAACCAGGCAATTATGGGATTATTTGATAATGTTAAAAGTGCATTTACGGGTATGTTTGGTAAGCTGACGGGTGGGTTCAAAAAGATATTCTCTGGTGAGGATATTATAGGTGGCATTGTCGATGTATTTACTGCAATACCTGGTTTACTAATTGATTTGATAACATCACCATTTGAAGCTCTAGGTGAGGCTATTAAAGAAGTGTTTGATTTTGACTTTGCTGCCTTGGCTAAGAAGCTCCTAATTGCAATAGCGCCACCAGATTCAGTCGTGGGCAAGATGATTGGTACTGGCCAGATGCAAAAAGAGGTAGATATTTCAGACGCCCAAATGCAAGCTCAAAGAGCTGCTAAAGAAGAAGCAAAGAAGGATGAAGCAAAGCAAGAAGGAAGTGTTGCGGCAACATCTCCGACCCCAACTCCATCCCCAACTCCAACACAGACTCAAGCAACTCGTAGCCCAGTATCAGCAGCACCTGTAGCCAGAGCGGCACCAGGAGCAGCACCTGTAACACCAACTGCCATGGCACCAGTAGCCACAGCGGCACCAGGAGCCGCTATCAATATGGCATCTCAGAATGTTGCGGGAGTGCCTCGAGGCGCCGGCGGATCATCCCAGAATGTTGTTGCTCCCGTAACTACAACAAATGTTAATAATAGCCAGTCACAGAATGTTAGCATTAGACCAAATGCAACGCCTACATTTGGTATGTCAAATAGTGGCACTGGCGCTATGGTTCCGGTATTTGGATTCTAAAAAGAAAGGGGGCCAGTTTCCTGGCCCCCAAAACATCACTATGGAACGCACTCCGTGCTTATAAGTGACGTTTATTCATCAGATGCAAGCTTCTTGAAGAAGTTAGGGAGGTCTTCTTCAGCCTCACTAAATACATCATTGTTGCTATCCCAAGGAACTTCCTTTTCCTGTTTGCTAGGCGCTTGCTTTGGCTTATATGCTGGAGCCTCATCCTCATCTTCTTCTTCCACTGCTCTAGTGCTTGATGAGTTGCCAAGAACCTTATCAAGACGATTTTTGAGATCATCGTAGCTCTTGAATTCCTTCTTATCAACAAGAGCAGAAAGCGAATGCTCTTGATTCCAGTACTGCTCTAGCTTACTCTCATCACTTGAGATTGGTGATGGGCTATCAAACTCAGACTTATCATAATTACGATAGCCTTCTACCTTACGAATCTTCAACTTGAAGTCAGCGCCTTCCCACATATCAAATGGGTTGACTGCCTTCTCATCTTCAAACTCAGGATACATTGAATTGTTGAGTTTGTCGTAGATCTTCTTACCATACTTGAAGAGGAAAACCTTTCCCTCATTAGATGGATTTGATGGATCACGAACAACAAGAATATTGGAAATGAAATTCAGCTTACGCTTCCGCTCACTTACAACCTTCTTATTGGAATCAATGCCACTATTCCAAAGCTTGGAATTGTCTTCACAAGCAGGGCACTTTTCGTTATGGGTAGTTGGACAGTTGTCGATGAACCAACCGCCTGGGCCCTTGAAGCCATGTGAGAAGAGACGAACAAAAGGATTGTCCTCCCCTCGAGGTGCCGGTAGGAAACGAATTACTGCAAACCCGTTACCAGCTTGGTCAACACCTGGTTGCCAAAACCTCTCGTCCTTGCCCCTGCCGCTTTTCTCGGAAAGACTTTCTACAGTCTTTGCAAGCTTCTCGTAGTCACTTTGACGGCTACGCTTGAGTTGATTGAAATCTGTTGCCATTTTATATTCTCCGTATTGAATGTATGTTTGTATATAACTTATTCACAATTTTCATAATATTGTTTATTTATAATACCTCTATTGATGAAAATAGTCAACAGTTATTTTTTTCGTCTTCACCTTATCAAATGCTACAAATGGTGCATACTTTTGTAGCCTACTACACAGTACTGGCCAAATAGCAGGGTCAGCTATCTCTTGCTGCCAATACTTAATAAAATTCATATGAACGTTGAGAATAATTATAGTCTCTGGTGATATAGTTTTGCCAATATAATGTTTGAGTAACTTTGGGTGCTGGCCATCAAAGACTTGCAATGAGCTATCAATGTCAGCTGGTAACTTTTTTAGCTCTTCACTATAGACATACGATATCGAGTTCTGTCTGCCCTTCCACTTAAGGTACACATCATCACTAATCTCAGCATTTACAATATCACCTATCCATGCATCCGGACAATCAATAAAGTTAGCAACAAGAAGGCCAAGAGGGTCGCTGTGCTTTTGAAGCTTAGAGAAGAAATATTTGTCTTTGCGAACTTCAAAAGAAGTATACTGGACTTTCACCTTACCATTATACTTAAAGTAATCGTAGCTAGTATGAAAGTGATTCTTGATTGCTATGTAAAGTTGATATGCTTCGTACGGACTTTGCAGTTGCATATGTGTACCAGTTGGGTGCTTTTCTATACTTCCAACGTGCAAACTTAGACTTACTACCAATGTAGAAGTTTCTATAAGCGATCACTGGATCCTTATCTTTATATTCTTCAGGCATTGCTTGAACAAATGATTGTACTTTCAAACCAGGGCCTGGCATGTTACGTGGGTGACCAACGGTTGCCAAATAATCCACAATTGATTGGCATGCATGTGTCTTCTTATACCTTAGTGTATATTCCTGACATAAGGTATGTGTGTGGTTCAACAACCAGTTATAGTTCCGAATGTCTTCCCTAATCCAAATGTTACATGGATGCTTAAAGTGAACAGCATGATAAAGAACAAGATCTCTACAATCATCTAACTTGTACCTAGGAACCATTCTCTTACCAGAGACGGATGGCTGTATTGACATTGTGCCATCTAAAACCCTATGGCAAGTTGATAACATCTGAACACTCTCTGTTACCATCTTAACCACATGCTGGTCACATAGCATCTGAGCTGCTATAGCAGGATGTTTATCTACAATGAATATATTCATGTAGCTTAATCCCAAAGATTCTCATAATATTTTCCAAAAAGGCGGAATGCGTTCTTCTTCCTTCCGAAGTATTTATTCCTCTTCTCGTTGTCTAGTTTGCCGTTTTTTACTATGCCGTCTTTGTTCCACTTGGGCTTCTCAATCCAGAAATTGGGTTCTTTGTCTTTGACTTCTTCGCCAAATGCCCAAATCATTTCGTCGAGAACCCAGTCCCAACGCTTGAAGTGAAACTCATCTGTATCCCAATCATTTTTCTTTGGCTTGGCAGCAGTCGAACGAAGATGCTCGGGGACATCTTCATCATCAGTATATGGTGCTCCATGCTGTGTTTTCTTCAACTGCTTGAGCATTGGGTGAATGATCAACGCAAGAGTTGCGTCCATGTTCCATGTGTCCCATGGATCAATGCGAACAGAGACTTTCTGTTTACCGTCTTTCTTTGGGTATTTACCGATTAAAACTTTCATGATAGATAGTACCTCATAATTCCAGCAAAAAGGATGACACCTATTACACCATTGAGAATCATTATCGCTCTATCATTCCACTTGAACCCAACGTAGAACCAACCTGCAGCACCAATCCAACTGCAGATTAAATCAATATGTTGATACTCGGTAAGGCCACTTGCCCTCACGCTAATACCAGCAAGAGTTATGAAACTTGCTGCCCATTTTACATACCAAGTAATATCATACTTGGGCGTAATAGAATCAATTTGTGTCACTGCTTCTTACGGCGGGCCTTCCGCTTCTTTGAGCCTAGCTTAGCTCGCCCCTTACCATATCGCTTGATACCTGTTTTAGCTGGCATATGTCACTTCTCCATTACTAAAGATCTTTCTCTCGGCGCAGTTGTTCTTTCTCTGCGGCGACCATTACTCTATCTTCTGAAAACGCAAGCTGAATAGTTGCTTCCTTAACTGCATTAAGTAAAACACCAACTTGTGCTTCTACCTTTATGTCTGCTTTGTTCTTGTTAATAGCCATCAAAGCTTCGGCACACACTTTTGAAAGTTCACTTGCCTCAAGCATTAGATACTGAATTGTTTGTTGGCGCGAATCCATATTATAGCTCATCCATTGGTGGTTGGTCATCATTGGTTGTTTCACCAACATCCCATTCTAATTTAATAGGTTGGAGTATGAAGAACCCACCTTGCGATTTAATTGTTAGTGCTCTTGCCTTTGCGTCAACAAAGTCTCTATAGAGACCCTCAACACTCCAGAAAGAAAATAACCACTTTTTGGTTCTATACTCAACACACCACACGCCATTTTGGCCCACACCTTTAGCAAATCGCACCCTAACCTTATCGACAGGCTTGAGTACTAACTCTGAACCAAAATGGTCAATAGTATTCATTACTTACTCAGTAGTATCTGTAATGTTTTGGCCAACAGCCATTGTTCCACGCTTATTAACATAATCGCGGTGGTGTGCATGTGCAGCTTGCCAAAGGCGCTTCAACTCACCACGTTCTTGGTTGTCCTTAATCATTCCATTTGCCCCCTCCATTGCAAGCATTCTCTTTAGCTGACGAGGAAAGTTTGATTGGAAATCGCTTCGGTTTGCCATATTAGTTCACAGCCTCTACTGACTGCTGCTTAAGCTGAGTTGATGCCTGGCCAGTTACCTTGTTAATCAACGTCATTGAAACCCTAGCAGGAAGTTCTGCCAAGGCCGAAATAACAAGATTCACTTCTTCAAGGCTCAAATTTAAAGTTACATTTTGTTCATTAGTCATTTTATCTCTCCTTAGATACAATATTTACTATACCACTATTATTTACTATACAATAAATATGAAAATTAATCAACACTTATTTAATGTTTTTGGAAGTATCAGCTGAGCTCTTATCAAGCCTTACTTCAATAAACACAGGAAGAAAGAGACTCCAAACACCAGTCCGTTGATCGGCAATCCTACCATTATATTTAATGGCAATTACTTTACCAATGACATCCCTACCAATCGTATCACGATGGTGGTCTGTAAATCCAGTGCCGACGTTTACCTTAATCTTACCGCAAGCTGACTCGAGAACTAGGGCACCTAAGCGACCGGCATTCTTACCAGTGCCCTCGACCCAATCGACGCACATCAGATCGCATTCGAGTTCACCCTTGAATTTAATCTGGTGTTTGGCTCTCTTATCTTCCCATTTAGAAGTTAAATCCTTTAGGATGATGCCTTCCTGGCCTTCACCCAATAATTCCTCAAACATGGCCTGTGCCTCTTGAATGTTATTGACATTCTTGTTCCAAACCTTGTGCACCTTACCAACTCTATACTCATCCTTCTCGAATGCAGCATTGTCCATTGTAGAGAACAATGAGTTGAGTCTCATACGGTAGGGCATTGAACATTCGCTTCTCAAGAAGTCCTCATACGGAATCCAATCCCAAACAGTTGCATGGATGAGAGCAGCATCCCCAAGAGTCAAAGTTCCTTTCTGAGCCTTGGATAGGATTCCATTACCAATCTGACGAGGCATAAACTGCAATGTGTCATTATCCATCACATTGAGCTCGCCATCGAACACAACTTCATCGTTGCCAG